TGAACGGCACTTCCAGCTTTGGGCAGGTCTTGCGGACCTCAACCGTCTTGCGCCCCTGCCGGATCAGGTCACACCACTTGGGCTTGATGCTGATAAGGACAGCTTTACTCATGCTGTTTTACCTCCGATAAATTAAGATGAAACATATCTGTCTGTGACGTATACTCCTGAAAACGTCTTTCCTGCCGGTTATAGTATTCAGCGGAAATCTCAAAACCGGTAAATTCCAGACCGGCACTGTAACCGGCTATCCTGCTGCTTCCACTTCCCAGATGAGTGTCCAGTACTCGGTCTCCCGGAGACGTATAGTTTTGAAAAATCCAGTCATACAATGCCACTGGCTTTTGCGTCGGATGGATGCGCACCTCATTCAATTTTTTGTTCCCCTGCATGATATGGCCCTCTTTGATGCTTTTGCCCTGCATCATGCCAGACCACATATACCGAAACAGGCGTACGGTTGTGAATAGATCTGTTGCCGCCAGCTCACAATCTGAAAAGCTGGTAGCCTGATTGCACTTATCCCACACAATCCTGCCGGGTGCAAATTCGTAGGCAAAATAGTTGCATCCCCAAACAATATAGTGTTCTGACACCCGCCGAAGTTCATCAAAGTACGCCCGACCCGGTACCTCCCATGCCGGGGATACCGGGTAATCGCGGTGTACTCCGATTTTGCTCACCTTTGAGCCATAATAGCCCCGGCGTTCTGGCCCCCTAAAATACGGTGGGTCAACTACGGCCAGATTGAAATATTTATCCGGGAATTGTGCCATTCCATCCATGCAGTCCAAACAATGGCAGTTTCCCGCCAATGGAATGTTGGCATCATTCATGGTACATACGCTTGTTGCGGTCCCATTTCATCGTGACCGGGTTGCCGCACTTGCAGGGCACCGTGATTTCGGGGTCTTCCAGATTGGTGCGGCCGTGGGCTTCAAAGTCACAGCAGGGGCAGGTGAACTCATACCGTGTCAGGTTGTCCAGCTGAACTTCCCCGCCGCAGCGACAGGTCACGCTGGCGCTGGGTTCCCGCAGGAAGCGGCCAAATACGTCGCCGCATTTCGGGCAACGCAGGCGCAGGACACCGTAGGCCGTGCCCTTGTGGATTTCTTTCCGCTGGACACGCTTAGGCTCTGCCCCCGCAGGGGGGCTTGCCTTTGCCTTTTCCGGGATGCCGCCGCTCAGCGCGCAGGCGGTAGCATTGGCGCTGACCTCCTGCAATGCCCGGCTCAGGTCAGACTTGATGCTGTGGATTTCTGCCGCATCCGGGGCGGCCTTGAGTTCTTCATGGCGCAGGCAAAAAGTAATCAGGCTCAGCTTCACAGCGCTCTGCTCCAGACGCTCCAGTGCAGAAACAGGGATAGCCCCCATAGTTTTCTCATTCATCGTTTTCAGTCCTTTCTTCATTTTTCTTGCAGTCCTGAACGGCATTGCAAGGTTCATCACAGGTTTTGCAGCACTTATCACAGTTTGGGTGTGCCGCCTTGCAGTAGTCACAATCCGACCACTTCTTTTCATCGGGGCCGTACTCCCGGAAAATCTTGTGGGTGCCGTCCCGCAATGCCTGCTCATCGTCGCTGATCTCATACCCCAGCGCCGTCAGCATTTCATAGGTGGCATCCAGTGTCGGATTTTCCCGATAAGAGTACACATATTTCTGGCGCTCAACATTCCAGTCCTTACTCCAGTAACCGCAATAGCTGCTGTCCATCGAAGAATAGGCAAGTGCCAGCAGCACCTTTTCCGGCATTGTACCGTAGACCCCATCTTCATCCAGAATTTTGTACCAGTCCTTGCCGGAACTGTCCACAAATTCCTGCGACAGCTCCACACCGAGGATGTTTCCAATCAGCGTCAGGTCTAAATCAAAATTATCGTCTGCGGCACAGGCCATGTAGCGGGCAATAGCCGGGAAGCCCTTTTTGCAATCGATAGGAGTCAGCTCCACCACGAATTCACGGCGGAGATTGAACATAAGTTCCGTGATGTTGTGGAAACTTTCCCCAATCATGCGTTCTTCCTCGCGGGCGGCATCCCGCTTTGCCTTTTCGGCATCCTCTGCGGCCACATCACGGGTCTTGTACAAATCAATCTGCCCACTGCTCACCTTGTAGAAATACTGGACATGATCTGCATCTTCCGGCACAACAACATCTTTGGTGATGTTCCACTTGCTGTACCCGGTAACGTGTTCGTGGGTCTGATAAGTAGCATTCGGGTCTTCGATTGCAAATTTCTTGAGGTCTGCAATCCATTCAGCCTTGCGGTGTTCCCACTTCTGATTTTCCAGAACTTCCTGCATCACCCGGCGGAAGTTCTGAGTGCCAAGAGCTTCCAGCGCCTTATTTTTGTCCTCAACGCTCTCAATCTTATCCAGCTCTGCGTAGTCCGAAAGAGTGGCGCCGCGAAGTTCTGCCCGGCGGAACGCATCCCGGTCAAGAGAAAGGAGCTTCACCCTGCGGCGGATGGTGGACTGGGAGAAGCCAGACTTGGATGCCACCTGCTCTACCGTGTCGCCCAGATCCAGCATCAGCTGGAAGCCCTGCGCCTGCTCATAGGTAGTCAGGTCACTACGCTGCATGTTCTCAATCATCATGGTTTGCAGCTGTTCCCTTTCGTCCATTTCCACGACCACGCAGGGCACTTCAAACAATCCTGCCTGTTGTGCGGCCGCGGCCCGGCGATGCCCGATGATGATGGTGTAGTCATCGCTGGACCACACAGCCTTGGGTGTCCATGCTGCCGCTGCTGCTGCGGCATCCCCGCCCTCGTCAACGCACTTCGCAATGTACTCCCGGCTGTTGAGGTAGTGGCCGGGGATAACGGTCAGGTTCTGGAAGATGCCGTTCTCTTTGATGCTGGCGGCAAGTTCCGTCAAATCCCCCAGTTCCTTGCGGGGGTTGTCAGGGTGCGGATGCAGTCTCCTGCACGCAATGTTCGTGATCTCTGCCATGATTTATTTTCCTCCATGGTTTCAGAAAAATGTGAGCTGCCCGGTCTTGGTCTCACACAACGGCGGTGCAGCATCATCCTTTTTGTGTTCCGGCTCTGCTTGCTCGGTCTGGCGGCAGACAGGCTTCATCAGAAGTTCTATCTGCGCCCACTGGCGGCGCAGAAACCAAATGTCCGTAGAAAAGAACGGTGTGTACCAAATCCTGCTTTGCGGCCCCGCCGGGAGCAGCCCACGGCGATCATACGCGGTGCTTGGTTCTGTAATGGTGTTCCCGATGACTACATATCCAGCACAGCCTAAAAAACTGAGCTGGATGTAGCACATCAGTCCTGCAATCAGGTCAATATCCTGCGCCACAAAAAGCACCTTGTCGTGGTAGCAGATATTTTTTCTCCTGCACAGGTTGGCAAAAGCAATCAGCAGTGCGCCCGCACCGCAGGCCGGGTCCGAAACCGAAAAGAATCCGGCATTCTCTGCCGCCGGGTCGCTTCCCCCGGAGATTTCCACCATGCACCTACAAACGTCATACGGGGTGAAGAATTGCCCGGATGCATCGTTGCCCAGCTCACAGAGCATGTACAGTTCCCCTAAAAAATCTTGGTCGGGGTTCTGCTCCATTCCCATGATGACCTCGGCCAGCAATTCAGCAAATTTATTTTGCTCGGCATCGCTGTACTTGGAAATAATGGTCTGATAGGTTTTGGTGCGCTCTGGAGCATTCTGTTTGTCGGTGGCATTGGAAATCTCAATGGCGGTCACCATCACGAAGTCCTGCCAGACCTGCCACCGATTGAACCGGCCGCACAGACTGTTGAAGATTTTCAGGAATGCTTTTTGGTGGTCGTCCCGGATATTTCGCACTGCCGTTGCCTTTGCCATCGGTTATTCCTCCGTATCGTCCTCAGCGGAGTCCTCGGCCGGTTCATCGTCGGTGTCGTCCTGCGGGGTCTCCTGCTTGGTGTCCTGCTGGGAATCCCTCTGAGAATTGGAATCCGGCACATCAGGCACCGGCACGCCGAAATTGCGGAGTTTGCCGTTCTCCATCAGGTCACGGAAGAAGTACTGCTGCCAGAAAGAGATCATCTTCAGCAGGATGTTCTCAATCTTGGTGCGGAGAACCTTGTCGATGCTGAACGTACCCTTGACCTTGGTCTTCAGCTCGCTGTTCTCAAAGTACCAGCACATAGAAGAATCCTGACTGCAATAGCCGGTTTCTTCCACATTGCCCAGCATATCCATCTGGGTGGCAACGTCATTGATGGGGGTGATCACCAGCGTGATGGGATAGCGGTCCTTGAAGAAGCGGAACGTGAAGTTGTGCTCATCGCACAGGCCCTGCAGCTTTTTCTTCTGGGCCTCGTAGTTGGAAATTTCGCTCATGGTATGTACTCCTTTCAGCAATCAGATGAAATTTTGTAATCGTTGTTGTGGTTTTCGATGGCGGTCAGGCCGACGGCGTATGCCGCCCAGATGTCTGCCTTGAAGCCATAAAAGAAATCTGGGTTTTTGCTGGTGCCTTTTCCGTTTTTCAAATCGTGGGTTGCAAAACGGTCAATCAGCGCCCGCCGGATGGCCGGGTCATTTGCCCGGCTGTCATGGCAAATGTGCCGTTTTTCTTCGATGCGGCAGAGAAGCCGCGGCTTCTGCGCCATCTGGATGGACAATGCTTCATAGAAACGCCCAATCCAGAGGACGGTATCAAAAACTTCCCTGCCCACGGCCATGCCGTAGGAAGCCACCATTTCAATGACCGCCCCCTGCCATCCCTGTTCATTGGCAAAAACCAGTTTGTTACGCAATTCTTCGTTATCGACCTTGCCGAACTCCAGCGGCTTCAAGGTGTTGCAGTCAATAACGCAGTAGGCACTCTGCCTGTTGCCCGGATCAATGGCAATAATCGGGCATTTTTCACTCATAAATACGACCTCCCAAATTCCTGAATAAACCGGGCTTCCGGCCAGCCATAGTGTTCCATAGCCTTTTTCTGCGCCCAGCGCTTCAGCCGGAGATCAGCATCACGATTGTTGTGGATGGCGGTCGGGCCGTTCTGATGGCACCACGGGCAAAGTGTCACCCACAGGCCCAGACGCTTGCTCTTTGCCCGGTAGGCACTCCCGAAGTACACCTCATGCCGTGCTGTACCATACCGCCCGCAGATCAGGCAGACCGGCTTATCATGCAGGATGCTGGGTGCATAGCCGTTGGAATCCAGCTTTTCGCCGTACTCATTCAGCGGCATCCGTCTCACCTCCCGTCACAATCCAGACCTTGTGAGAACCCCAGCCAGACCACGCAATCGCTTCCGCATGGGTGCCTACGGCCACATCTAAGGCATTTTCCTTGATGAGCGATCCGGTATCCTGTACCACTCTCATCCCTACGCCCTCAATCAGAATGACCGTGCCATAGGGAAAGATGCTGGTGTCTGCGGCCACCGTCACGCCCGGCTGAACCTTTGCGCCGCTGGAAGTGATGCCCTGCCCCTCCCCGCAGATATGCGGGTATTCCTCGGAGCAGTAGGCTGTGCAGTGAAACTCCCCTGCGTATGTAAGGGCAATGCTCTGATCTGCGGCAATGGTGTCCGTGAGCTGCTCAACCTCGGTCTGCAACTGCTCAATGGTTTCCTTGCGCTCCACGGCCTTGTTCATCCAGTTTTCTTCCCGGCTGGCGTAAATATCCCTCTCCATGGTGAGTTCATCCACCCGGCGGGCATAGACCGCGCTGGCAAGAGCGCTGCCGGTAAAAAGGCTGACTGCACAGGCCAGCGACACGATAGAACGAAACTGCATTTCAACCTCCAATCTGAGCCTTTGCCCCGCCGGGCAGTGCCGGGGGCTTCAAATTCTCAACCGGGGCATCCTGTACAGCCCGAATGAAGCCCGGCTTCACGAACTGGAGCAGGTCTGCGCTGTCACGGCCAAAGGTCGTGCTCAGCTCTGCCGGAGAGCCAGCCCAGCGCTGCACCGCCACCGGCAGGGTGGCGAAAATCTCAGCATTGCGGGTCTTGAAGTCCTCCCCGGTGAGCTTCCCGGTAGGAGTTACCAGCCCGCCGTGAGTCATGTAGTACAGGTTTGCCGTAATCTGCCGGGCGGCGGTTGCCGCCTGCGCCCAGAGGTCGTTTGCCGAGGGCTTCACAGTAGCCTGCAACTTTTTAATTTCCTCACACCAGTCAACAATGATCTGATTCGGAAACCGGCACTTCGCAAATGCAGCATATAGTGCCTTTTCTACAATTTCGTCAGGAACCATGCCGAATGCCTGAACACAAGTTTTGAGATCGATTATACGATCTTCTTTGCTGCGAACACGGCCATAGCGATTGTCAATCACTATCAGCAGTTCTTTCAGTTTTTTGTCTGTCACGCTGAGCCTCCTAAGAGTTCTCTAAAGATTTCATCATAATCCTCGGCCGCAGAGCGTTTCGGCTGTTGCCCAGTTGAAGGCTTTCGCTGTGCTTCCCACGCTTCAAAGTCACCGGGAGTTTTGATGTTGTCTTTTTTCCATCGCCTTAATATAGATTCAATATAGCTCCACTTATGGGCGCCGTTCTTTGCACCCTCAGAAATCGCCAAAAGCAACATTTCTGTGCTGAACTGTTCTCTCCAGCGCTGTAGGTCGTCCGTCAAGATACGCGGCCAGGTTCCAATATTGGCCTGATACGCATTGATTATCTTGCTCAGGTCTGCATCCAGCCGTGGGTCTTTTTTGCGGGTGCCGCCGTCCTCTATAACTAGAATATCTTCTATATTATCTTCTATATTATTAGGTCTAAAATTTGGACTAGGGTGGTCTAAATTTTGGACTACCCCGGTATAAAAATTGGACTGGGGTGGTCTAATTTTTAGACTACCCCTCGGAGCCGCCAGATAATAATTGTGCTTGATGCCATTTACAACCTCTGTGCGTTTTTGAACCAGCCCTTTTTTGATGAGCTTATCCAGCGTATTGAACACGGTCTGCTTGCTTTCCGCTCCAAGCCATTCCTGCATGTAGCGGATGCTTCCCGAAAATTCAGTTTCGCCATCTTGCGTAAATCCGTAGATTATTGCATATAAGTTCAATTCGTTTCCTTTGAGGTTCAATTCAGTGCGCATCCAGCCCAGAAGCATAACGTAGTTGTCTGGCTTTACCATCCAACCACCCCCTTACCTCGGTTAGAACGGCAGATCATCGGCATCGTCCAGAACCGAGAAATCATCGTCGCTGCCCTGAGAAAAGCTCTGGCTGACCTGAACATTGCCGGGATGATCGGCGGCTCCCTGCCACTGTTGGCGCTGGCTTTGGGTGGCAAACCCCATCTGCTGGGGCTGCGGCTGCTGGTTCCGATAGGTGGCCGGTGGTGGGTTCGTCCCGCCATCATCCACGGCCCCCTGCTGGTTGTCCTGCTTCGGCCCTGCAAAATAGATGTTGTCAACCACGAACTCAATCGCTGTGCGGTTGTTTCCGTTCTTATCCTCATACTGCCGCGTCTGGCAGCGGGAATGAACCACAGCCGCGCTCCCCTTGTGGAAATACCTGTTGACGAACTCCGCCGTCTTGCCCCATGCGGTAAAAGTGAGCCAGTCCGTGGGGCGGTGGCCGTTGGCATCCACCATATCCCGGTCAACCGCCATGCGAAAACTTGCCACCTGCTTTCCCGTCTGGGTGGTCCGCAGCTCAGGATCAGCTGCAAGCCGCCCCTGAAAATCACAGCTGTTCAGCATGAGAAATCACCTTCGGCACTTTCTCAGATGCCACAGGTACGGCATCGGCTTTCAGAGGGAACACATCCGAATGCAGCATCTTCATGAGCTCATCAGCGAACATTCCTGCTTCAATTGCGCCGTCTTTCCTGCACTTGGAATAAATCATGTGCAATTCCAGCCGGAGCTGGAAAAGTTCATTGTATTCCTCAAAGGGAATCGAAATCATTTCCATAGAAATGTCCTTTCCGGTCATTTCGACCATTCTTCTTTGTACCGAGCCAACTGTTCTGGGGTATCGGTCTGGATGCCCAGTTCTTTGGCTTCTTCAATTGCACCGTCCACAAGATGAGCAAATTCCTTTGAATCCATCTTGTGGCTTTCCTTGTAGACAAAATAGCAGGAATAGTCTTTTCCATTTTCCTGCCGGGTTTCATAGAGCCGGACATAGGGGTAAAAATCGCTTGGATCTACGGTCGGTGGGAGCTTCAGTCCAACAGTCTTGCCGTCCTTGTCGCGGGCAAGTGCTCCATACGAAACCACAAGCCGCCGTTTCACGGTATCTTCGCTCTCGCCGGTCTCCGCAGAAATCTTGTTGCACAGGACATGGAAATACGCATTTGCCGACAGGCTGCGCTTTTCACGGTGCTTTTTGATTTCCACATCCAGAACCGGCTCCTGATGGAGCTTGTCCCAGATTTCCCGGAAGTCGCCGTTGATTTCCAGAGTGACCCGCTGTTTCCCACCGAGGGTAAAAGCCATGTCAACCAGCCGCCCGGTCATGTGACATCCTCCTTGTCCTGATGGCAGTGCATATAGATATAGGCGCTGTTCTGCCCCATGTTGGCGTATAACCAGTCATTGATTTTGGCAAGGCTCATGTGGTTGTGCAGCACTCCCAGCTCGTAAATGTACTCACCGTTCAGCTTTTTCTCTGCAATTTTGGCTTGGATTTCTGCGTCATCGTAGTTGGCTTCCACCATGTACAGGTCATAGTTTGGAGCCGTGATGCCGTTCAAATTGTTCATGTCTGTGCAGTAAAACAGCTTTCCTGACTGGAGCCAGACTTTCCACCCGCAGTTCGGAACATTGTGCTTGACCATATCGGGCCTGACATTACAGATGCCGTATCCGTACATGTGCCCCGGCTCCAGAACATCAATCTGCGAGACCGGCACCCCTGCATCCACCAGCGGCTTGCACAGCCATGCACAGCACGCAAAGCGGAGTGTGGGGCGTTTTTCCGCTAAAAGCCGGAGCGTTGTCGGCTGGAAGTGGTCACCATGAATGTGAGTGAGCAGAACCAACTTCAACGCCCGGTATACTTTCGACAGCGCCTTGAACGAAACGCCGCAGTCAATCAGTATTTTTTGGTCAATCACCACCGCATTGCCTTTACTGCCAGTTGCGATGATGTTGTAGTCGATCATAACGAGCTGAGGTCAACCACCGGCTCGGCGGCCGTGGGTTTGCTCTGAGCAATGTCCACATGGGGCAATGCCTGCCCATCGCCCACCTCAGGCTTCCCGGTATGCAGTTCCGGCTGTTCGGATGCGTCGGGCATCGGTTCCGGCTCAGTGACGATCTCGTTGTTGTCGGCCACCGTTGCCACGGCATCGTCGCTCTCCATGGCTTTCGTCATTTCGATGCTCATAACACCCCAGCGGGAAATAAGCTGACGAAGCAGGGTCTTCTTTGCCATGTCATCAAAGTTTTTGTACCAGAACGAGGAGTACTTCCACATCTCGCTCTCCGGGACTTTGCCCGCCATCAGGTCTTCATAGCTCTTGCGGCTGAAAGCCTTGGAATAAGTATCAGCGTGGGTCATCATCTTCTCTTTCGACCAATACAGCGCCTTGCGGAAGCCGTTGAGGTACTCGAAGTAGGCCATATAGCCTACCGTGGGCAGTGCATCCCGCTGATCGTCGTCCTCAATGAACTGGAACTTGGCCTTGCCGGTCGTGGAGTCTTTGCCGAGGTACTCACCCTCTTTGATCTCCATCACGTCAAGTTCCCTGTACTGGCCGCTGCGCAGGGCCAGCTGGATATAGCCCTTATAGCCCAAAACAAAGGTAGCCGTGACGCTCTCCGGGCGAATCATCCTGCCGCTGCGGTCATACTTGGCTTTCTGCTTGAAAGGCACAAGGTAGTACTGCCCCAGCTGAGGGGACGGACTGAGGTTCAGGCTTTCGCCCAGCAGGGCACCGGCAAGAATCGTGCCGGCATCGCATTCCTGCAGGGCGGGGTTGACGGCCACCGCCGAGGTGATGCTGGCCGTAAAGCGGCGGGCGCGGGCAGGGTCGCGCAGAGTGTTGGAGATCAAGGACTGGTAGCCCTTGGTGGTGATTGCCACGGAGAACTTGGGTTTCTGCTGTACCTGCATCTGATTATAAGTTGCCATATTCAATACCTTCCTTTTCCAGATAATTCTTCAAACCGATCAGCTGCGCCTTGGTGCCTTTTGCATAGAAGCGGGTCATCAGAATAGGCTCAGCCGCCGGGGTAGGCTGAAGTTCAGGCTGGGGTTCCGGCTGAGTGCCGGCTTCCGGCAATTCGGACGGCTCCTGCACCGGGGCGGGCAGGTCAACCGCCGAAGCTGCCACAACTGCGGCGCGGGCTTTTTCGGCAGCGGCTTCCCGCTCTGCCTGCCGGGCGCGGCGCTCTTCTTCCCGCCGCCGCTGTTCCTCCAGCGCCTTGTGCCGGTCAGCCACAGTCTTGATGGCGGTAGGTAAATCCAAATTGCTGCGGTACTCCACCATGATCTCGGCGGCGTTGTCCATGCCCTCGATTGCGGCCACGTCGGCCACAATGCCGTCCACGAATGCCTTTGCCTGCTTTTTCAAAGAGGTCAGGCTGTCGCTCATGTTGACTTTCGGGCGGTAGGTCAAATCGTCCAGCCAATCAATATCAGCGACTTCCACCAGCTCGCCGTAGTAGTCCATGAGTGATTCCGTTTTCTGAGCCACAATTCCAGAGGTCACATCCGTGATTTTCTGCTTCAACTCGGCATCTGCCTGCTGGAACGGTTCCGTCACGCACTCCCGGTAGATCTGCTCAAAGGCATTGTAGGGTTCAAGGATTTTGCTCTTGATGGCCGTGCGCTGGGCTTCGTACTCCTTGAATTCCTTGTTGAGCTGGGCGCGGACATCCTTGACGCTCTTATAGGTTTCTTCGGTGCAGATCAGCGAAGTGGCTTCGGCAGTGCGCCGCTCAATGTCTGCCTTTACGCTGTGAAGCCGCTCGACAATGATAGGCAACTGCTGAAGTTCGATGACCTGCAATGCGGTATCCTGTGCCATATCGCACTCTCCTTTCAATTTTTGAATATTACATAATGGCCGGTGGTCTTGTTCATCAGAACCCAGCCGCCGGCATCCGGGCTGTCCTGAATGAAAAGGTACTGCCGGGAATCCCAGCCATGTGCAGAAAGGGCTTCTTTCTGCTTGCGGGTCAGCCTTTTGGGCCGGGCATTCATGTGTCTGCCGCTCATACGGTACTCACCTCCTCATTCCAGCGCTTCAACAGCGAGGGCTGCATGGTGATGATCTTGTAGCCGGTGGCTTCCAGTTCAGTGCTGCGGTCGTAGCTCTGCACGTCCTGCGCGTGCCGTGTGACAGCGTTTGCCAGACCATAGAGGGAAAGGTCACCGCCCGCGATAAGATGCCCCAGAATGCCCTCGCTCTCGTTCTGGCGGATGTTGAACTCCTTGGCCGCAAGCTCAACCACCTTGGGAGCCGCCGCCGGGAGAATGGGCGCTTCCTTGGCATCCCGGAGTTTCTGAACCAGTGCATTGAACCGGGCTTCATCGACCGCCGCCCGAACGGTGTCCTCAATCTTCATCAGGAACGCCCGGTCATCGGCTTCGATGGTCTCATCCCGGAAAATCCCGAAATCGCCATCCACGCTTTCATTGATGCGTCCAACGTGGCGCTTGCCAACGCCCACATCAGCCACCATGCCATTGGTGCAGACAAGGCGGTAAATCAGCGGCTTCACGGAAACGCTGCCCATGCCGACCTCAGAATTGGAAATCAGGATGCCGGCCTGAACAATGTCACCCGGCACAACCTCGGTCTGGATTCGCTCATTGACAACCTTGATGTACATGCGGGTATCGGTCAGCTCACAGCTTTCAATGCGGGCACCCTGCATTTCAGAAATAATCGGCAGGACCGTCTGGGCAACCTCGTAGTTGTCGATGCGGCGGTAGCGGTCGGAGAGAATGGCGCGGGCGGTGCCGTCAAGGGTACGAACCATGCGGCGGGTGTCCGGGGACTGCTGGAACCAGCCATTGACGTTTGCCATCAGCAAGCCGGGGTTCTCTGCCCGCATCCGCTCGTAGTAGGGAGCCGGGATCTTCAGCTGCAATCCCAGCTGGCGGTGGGCATTTTCGTTCAGCTGGAACGGGGTGTTGCCGATCACGAGGTCAAAGTTCTCGTTGACGGCGGTCATCTGCATAGCGCCCGCCGTGGCAACGTAGTCCTTTTTGACCTTGGCCTGCCGGTCAAGTTCAATCGCCAGCTCCTGCAAACTTCTTCCGTATTTCATTGAAATCTCCTTTTCTTTCAGAAAAACAACCGGGACAAGCCCGAAATCACATAAACTTGCGGATCAGGTCACCTACTGCGGTATCACGGAGAACACGGCCGAACCATGCTCCCAAACCATCGAACACGCCCTTGCTGTCCAGCCAGATCAGCAGTGCCGCTCCAAAAGCGGTCAGCCAGAACTGGAATACCGGGACACGAGCCGCCGCCTGTTCGGGGGTGAGGTGGTACATGAACATCAGCAATTCCTGCATCTTTACTCCTCCCCGCCGCAATAGATCTTCTCGGCCTGTTCAACGCTGATGTCATCGAATGCCCAGTGCAGTTCATGCAGCACCTTTTCGATGGTCTTTTCGTCAAGCCCGGCTCTCTGCATAGCCAGCAGGCAGTATCCGGTACAGGCCGCGTTGCTCCATGCGCCATTCAGCGCAAGTGCTTCAAACAAAGAAATCTGTTCCTCGTGGGTCATAGCTACAAACTTTCTCTTGTACTTGATTTCCAGCCGGAAATAAGTTACACTAAAAAACGATGATGCAGCCTTTCCTTGAAGCGGTTCGGCGCATCGCACCTTTCGGCATCGTCCTGCTGCAACGGGACGGTGCCTTTTTATTTGTCAAATCGGACCCGGATTGCCATGCGAAACGGCCCTATGCTTTTCCGAAGTCCTTTTTGTGCTCATTCCTGTGTGTGTAGATTCGTAAGCCTGCACTCCTGCCCACGGCACAAGCCGCGTTCTCTCGCCGACACTAACGAGTTCTCCAAACTCTCCGGCAGCCATCTTGCTGCGAATCGTGGCGCATGATACCCCGTACCGCTCTGCAAGCTCTTTTGCAGTGTACAGTTCTTTGTGTCCTGCGCTCAGGCGCTCAGTTAATTTATCAGCCAGAATGTCAAGCAGTCTATCAACCATTTCGTCCACCAAATTCACCTCCCCCACTTGTTGATGTGGCATCTTCAAAATCAAATCGTCCGCCGGGAGCGCTCAAACGCTTTGATGTCTTCAGCGCTGACCCTGTACTCCTTTCCGATTTTGATTGCACCGAGCTTCTTCTTACGAATCCACTCCCATACGGTAATGATCTGAACACCGTACCGTTCTGCTACATCCTTGCAGGTATACAGTTCCCCCATGAACGTCCTCCTTTCTTTGTATAGATTTATAGTTGTGTTTTGTTTGGTTTTGTGATATGATAATAGTGCAAATCAAACAAATCACAAAACCACCTGTCCATATCACACAAAGCAGTTTTGTTTGTTGTGTGTTTTGTGTGGTATGGCTATACTATACCACGCATTTTGTTTGGTGTCAACGGCACTTTGCGTGTTTTGTGTGGTTTTGTCTTTTATGCACAAAATCAGGCGGTGTAGTATGGATATATTGTTAGAAAGAATCATTGAGTGCATCGGGCCGCGGCACGGTGCTAAGAAAGAACTTGCGGAGCATCTTGGGATTCACCCCAACGTCATCACAAACTGGCTGAATGGGCGTAACAAATCCTATCGGCGCTATGTGAATGAAATTGCTGCTTTTTACGGTGTTTCCGTTGATTACCTCTTAGGGAATGCCGATTCAAAAGAAAAACAGCCTGACTCTCAAAATGAGAATCAGGCTGTCAAGGATGAACTGATTGCCTTTTATGGGGATGTAAAGGATGATCTTACCCCCGATGATATTGACGATCTTATGGTCGCTATGCGCGCAAAGGCCGAGCGGAACAAAAAAAAGAAATCAGGTGTGTAATGCATGAACACAGCCGTTTGCTGTATGTATGATGATCTGGAAGCTTTGAACGTAGACGTTGTGGATGTTAAACTCAAAAACAATTTCGCAATCGCGTTCTTTGACAATTTCCTTGTCATTGATCGCAGCAAATGCAAGACCGCCGCACAGGAACGCACTGTGCTGGCG